GGGTACAGCGAATTGCTGAGGTGGCATCGGGGGTGGTGGACCCGACATTTGTGACTGTGCATCCCAATCAGCTGGTCCAGACATAACATCATTGAGCGGAGTAGAGTCCATCTTTATTGTTTTATTAACATTTTTTTCTAGTGGTTTTTCTTCAATTGGAGTAGAACCCTCCAGATCATTGTATAGATCCATGTTTTCTATATTATCCATTATTAAATCATATAGGTTTTATTACCTCCTCTTAGACGCAAAACCAGGTGGAGCGTAGATTCTTTTTGAATGTTGTAATCAGCAAGTGTGCGTCCATCCTCTAGTTGCTTTCCTGCGAAAATCAGACGCTGCTGATCTGGTGGGATGCCCTCCTTGTCTTGGATTTTGGCTTTGATGTTATCGATGGTGTCATTGGATTCGACCTCGAGAGTGATCGTCTTGCCTGTAAGAGTCTTCACAAAAATTTGCATGCCTTTACTACTTTACCATAGAATGATTTTTTTATATATGTATGTTAAATCTTTTTTGAAACGGTAATTGCAGTTTTTTTCTTCACCTTGTTGGGGTCTCCCTGGTTGGTGTGCTCGTGCTTGGGGTTGAAGTTTTTCCTGTGACACTGCCAGAATTGGGGTGACCCAACTCTGAATCCCGATCTGACCTTGGCCTTGTACCAAAACACACAGTCCTGGATCCTGTTGCTCTTGGATGTGTTATCCAACACCAGACATTCATAGTTTTCCGTGCATGCGTTCATGACCTGATTAAACATATCAAAGGTTGGAAAGATTCCGAAGAATGCCTTGTAGAGCTTTTCTCTGTTCTGGATGACATTCTCTCTTAAAATAAATACGTAGTCTACATTTGCCCTGAGATCTGGTGTGAGATCCATACAATACTGCATGGTCAGCATGAAAAAAAGTTTCCAGTGTCTACCATTCATGAAACATTGTCTTATACAAGTGTCTTTCATGAACTTTCTATCATACATACAATCATCCAACAACAGAAAAGCTCCAGGTGGATTGGGGGCTCCCATACCTATGATTTTCTTTTGGCGCTCAAGAACTCTCTCGATTGCCTCCCTGTCATAATCACCATATATGAATAGTTCTGGTACAAACTGACCATAGTGGTGATTGCCTTCTTCGGTGGCCGACATGACTATGCCAGCTGGTATATGTTTTTTGTGATACATGATGTCGGTGACCAGTGTGGATTTACCAGTACCTCTCTTACCGATAAAAACACATACTTTATCATCCGGCATGTTTGCGGGATTGAACTTTCTAAGTTGTACGTTCATAACTATTATTTATGTCGATTTATTTGTCGACTTTTTTTCACAGTTGTTAATAGAATGACTAGTGGTCTTATTCAACTAGCTGCCACAGGCATACAAGATATATTCTTAACTGGTAGTCCTGACATAACATACTTTGAACAGGTTTACAAAAAGTATAGCAAATTTTCTCTAGAAACAGTAGACAATGTGTTCAACAATCAAACTGTAAATTTTGGTGATACAATCCGTGGTACTGTTGAACGCAGAGGAGATCTCATACGAAATATTTTTTTCAGAATTGAACTTTCAAATCTTGATCCATCCGTGGGGTACACAAATTCTATAGGAAATGCAATAATAGAATATGCTGATCTAATAATTGGTGGTCAAGTGATTCATCGTATTAATGGTGAGTACATGGAGATTTTCAATCAGATGTTTATAAGTGAATCACAACAATTTGGTATAGGCACAACAGTTGGAACTACCCCAACCAGAGACGGACTGATTGGTTCACCCTTACCGAGAACCTTTTATATGAATCTCCCATTTTACTTTAAAAGAGATGATCCTCTTGCCATACCCCTGTGCGCACTCGAGAGACAAGAAGTAGAGGTAGAAATCAAACTAAGACCTCTGAGTGAATTGGTTGTTCAATCGTCGGGAACACCCCCTCCACAAAACGCATCAATTTTGAAAGTCACTATGCCAGTAGAGTATGTTTTTCTCAGTGATGATGAAATAAATTACTACAAAAATAAACGTTTAGAATATACCATCACACAACTCCAGAGATACAGTGAAGTGGTAGAACCCAACGTAAACATGATACAAATGAGACTTCCATTTATAAATCCTGTCAAGGAATTATACATCGTGGTACAAAACAAATCAAACGTTGCACCGGATCAGAACGACTGGTTCAATTATAGTAACGATGGTCAGCACCAGATTGAGAATGTGAAATTGGATTTCAATAACGAAACCTATCTTGACCCAGAAGTTGCGGATTCATTGTTCATGAATTACATTCAACCAATGAACAGACACACAAGAGTACCTAGTATACACATATACAATTACAGTTTCGCTTTGGATCCAGAAAACTATAGACCAACGGGTCAGGTGAACATGAGCAGGATACAGAACAAATTATTAACCTTGAATCTCACACCTTGCACAGATGAAAGAGAGATTAGAGTGTACGCAAAGTCCTATAATATCCTCAGGATAGAAAATGGTTTGGCCGGAGTGTTATTTATAGATAACAATTACTATTAAACTAAAAATGGAACAGGCCTGTTACGACATTCTACTTCCTGTAATAGAAAAGGCTTCGCTTTTGGCTATGAGTTACGTCAAGGGGTGTGGTCGAAACACATTAACAGCAATGGATTTTCAGTATGCAATGAAATACTGCGCTAGGTATGAGGTTGGTGTACACATGGGAACCATATTCTCAGACTCGGACTCGGACTCGGACTCAGAATTTGATTTTGAAACGGTAGACGAAGATGAAGAACCCTTTACAAGATACTCAGGGGATGACAACGAGACATTCATCAAAATGAATGAATGTTTTGATACATGGGAATCTTGGGAGCCAACTAGTCCAGCCGAAATAATGCTTAAGGATGCCATTGACAAAAATATGTATTGAGGATAATAATGTCCACATTAACGTTCATGCCAATTAAAAACATAGGATATGATCCTCCAATTGGCATAAACATTGATGATAGTGAGTACTGCAAATTCAAAACAAATGAAATAGAACTGGAAGAAAACGAAATTGAACCACCCTCTGATGAAGAGCGTGAAGAGGAAGAAGAAGAATACGACGAGGAATACTATCAGACGACCACAGACGAATCATCCAGTGAAGTTTCAGAATGCGAGATACCAACTATTTTGAGGCATCGTAAGGTCAGTATGGTTGAAAAAACATATAGCACTGTCCTTCAGGAAGAGGAATTTCTTCCAGAATAATTTTCTAAATATATATTAAACACTCATGGATCCAATTAAGACTACTCTCGCACTCGCTTCCCAGGTTGAAACTCAGGCTCTCAACTCGATTGTTGCCGGCTTCAGCTTTGCCTCTGCCATCGCATACATGGATCTTGTCCGCTGGATGCTTTCCCAGGTCGTGAAGGTTAACAAGAACGGTGGTTATTATTACCTCATGACGGCTCTCCTCACCACGCTCATTTCAGTGCTCGTGTTCATGATCGTGAAGCGTTTCGTGAATCCAGACATCAAGACGCCATCCGCTCCGGTGTACGCGGTTGCGGCTTAAGAAATATCAAAACAACCAGCCCGATTAGTAACACTGCTCCAATAATGACAAACTGGGGTACCCTGGACTTAATGTCCAACGATGGGATTTCCACAGGAGGAGGGAGTTCACTGGGTTTTTCAGATTGCTGATCCTTAAGGGGTTCTAGTTTATCAAGAGAACAGGTGACTCTAAATTTCAAAAAGAGATTTCGATTACCAAAATCATATGGTATCAGTCTCGATCCGTTGATGTAATAAAAACGAATCCTCAACCGATCGATGCTTTTAAACCTACCCTCATGGAAATAGTACTCCACTGGATCATCTGGTCCCTTGTAGTTCATCATACCTCTTGCAGTCGTTGTAAGAATTCTAGCCGTATAAAGAGACTGTCCCTCGTGGCGGTACACCTTTTTTTTCAGGTCGTCAGAACCACTCGTTACTCTCATAAGAAGTGTAGTTGGTCCATGCAAATCAATGACGCCACTGGTCACACTTCCACTGGTGGAGAAAACGTTCCCCAAATCGAAACCCAGGACGTTAAAGGGAGAATATGAATCCAGGTTCAGTGTGAAGTTGTTAGAAGTACCAACGTTAGAAAAGGTCAAAGCCATTATGTTGGAATCATATGTCACAGAAGTCACATTAGACCCAATAATAGCTTGTTGAACATCATAGGCCAAATCACCACCAGAAGAATAGAATTTGTTTCCCAACGTGTATGATGTGCCATCTATTACCAGATTATTATTACTATCACATATGGTACTCTGTGTCAGTGGTAAATTGGCAGATATAAGTCTAAAATCAGACACGTTGTACAGAGGTCTATTCAACTTGTACACAAAATCATTGGGGTTTAGATCCTCTCGTTCAGCACTGTCCACATCCAATATGTAGTTCATATTACTAATTTATAACAGTTTTTTATCCGGCGAGACTGTACGCAAGAGGGTTATTTTGAAGTTGTTTGACTGCAGTACCGAGGTACATGTTGCTTGCTCTAGGGTTTGCATTGCCTTTGTAGGCGTTATCGTTTTGATACATCGGCTTTACGTATTGTTGAGTCCAACCGCCATTGGCACCGCCCACCCATCCATCCACACGTGTGGTATCACTGCGTACCGCTGTTATTAAACCGTTCTGGTTCAGTGGGTCGGATCGCACGTTCATTCTACCTGCGTTCCCTGAACGATCCTTCTTACCTCTGCGGTCAGCTGGTCTGATAGCTGCACTCTTATAGAGTGCCTCTGGTGTGTTCGTGTAGGCACCGTGGAAACTGTAAATACCCGGTGCTGGGTTATTCACGTGTCCGTATTCCAAAACATTCACGTCACCCTTGTTTCTGGTGGGATCTTCGGCCAAAGTGGGCGCGGAAATGATTTTTTTCGCGGGAGCGAATTCCAGGCCGTCGCCACGTGAAGTGGTTTCGGCGCGGTTCGTGGTGCGTTTGCTCTTTTGGTACTCTCCACGTGGTACCACACCATTGAGGGAACCACCCTGTCCCTGAGCTCTTCCTGGCACATTGGGAAGACGGGAAGGTAAAAAGGCTGTAGTGGCTGGTTTATCGTGGGTGACCGTGCCTATGAGCTGACCGCGACCTCCTGTGACGTCGCCAGCTGGTCCACTTCGGCCTGGGAGGGTTGTTAATCTGTAGGCCCCCACATTGGTAGGGTTTACTCTGAAT